TGACTTAGGTACAGCCAGTTTAAAATACAAAAGTTTTTTTGCAGGTCTAGTAGATTCTGAAAACTTTAAGATTAATGGTGGTCAAGGTGATGATGGACAAGTTCTTACTTCAACAGGAAGTGGAGTTGCTTGGGAAGCAGCTAGTGGTGGTGCTACTGATATAAATGGATTATCAGATGCCAAAACATTTGGTACTTCATCCATTATGCTTGGCGATGCAACCACAGGAACTATTGATGGTGCTAATTATAATGTTGGCTTGGGTGTAGATGTTTTTTCAGCTTTAACTTCAGGCGATTCTAATATTGCCATCGGTTTCGATGCAGCAGACACCCTTACAACTGGAAGTTTTAATGTTGCCATCGGAACAGACTCACTAGGAGCAGCAGGTTCAGGTGTAGCAAATAATATAATGATTGGTTATAACACAGGAAGTGGATTAACTGGTGATGGAAATGTTGGTATTGGACACACAGCTTTTGATGCGGCAGGTGATAGAGATGATTGTGTAGCTATAGGTAATGGAGCTTTAACAGCAGCTACTACAGGAAGTCACAATATTGCTATTGGTACTTCTGCTCTTGGCTCTGCAACAGATGCACATTCAAATGTTGCAATTGGATTTTTAGCAGCATCGTCATTAGTAACAGGCTCACCTTATGAAACAAGAAATAATGTAGCTATTGGTAGAGAAGCGTTAGAATTACAAGCCACCCAAGAAGATAATGTTGCTATTGGTTATCTAGCAATGCACGCTGGAAATAGCCCATCAAATTCTCAAAACACTATAGTTGGCTCACAGGCTTTTCCAGACGCAGGGTTTGCAGGATATGGTAATACTGGTCTTGGATTTTCATCAGGACAATCTGTTACTTCAGGATTACACAATGTTTTAATAGGTAGACAAGCAGGAAATAATATTACAACTGGCGACGAAAATATTTGTATGGGTTATTTAGCTAGACCAAGTGCAGTAGGTGGAACAGGACAAGTCGTTATTGCTTATAATTTAGCAGGTAAAGGTAATAGCACAGGCTTGTTTGGTGGTGCTAGTGGAGTATACAACGAAGGTAATACTACAGCATGGCAAACAGTTTCAGATATTAGAATTAAGAAAAATATTAGCGATAATAAAATAGGTCTTGATGCAATCAATAAAATTAAAATAAAAAACTTTGAGTATAGAACTGAAGATGAAATTACTGAATTACCTAAAGAGTCTGTCATTAAAAAAGAAGGCAATCAAGTAGGTGTGATAGCTCAAGAAATTCAAGAAATACTACCAGACCTTGTTAAAGAACAAACAACAGGCTGTTTATCAGTAAACTCTGATAATTTAACTTGGTATTTAATTAATGCTGTTCAAGAACTTTCAGCAGAAATAAAAGAATTAAAAGGAGAATAATATGAGCGCACCTAACCTAACATACACAGCAGAAGAATTAGTAAAATTCTATGCTTCATGTGATGATTCTGTTGATTTAATTAATGGAGTAATAGCAGATAATTGGGTTAATAATAATTATGCTACTTTAGACCAAGCAGGTAAAAATGCTTTGGTTGATAGAAATGTTGAAAGTTTAGAATGGCGAATGAGTATTGATGCAATCGTTGCAGATTCTACAAGCAAGACACCTTACACTAATGCAATAGCAGCAGGTAAAACTTACATAGCAGATAACTCATAATGACTAAAGATAAAGTAGAACCGAAAGAAGTTGAGTTGTCAGAAAAACAAAAATACATACAGTTGCAATTAACTGATCTTGCTAACAAAGAGAAAACTTTAATGTTTCAATTAGATCAAATAAAAGCATCTCAACAAGTTTTTAATCAAGCCTTCGTAGAAGCATCTAAAGAAGTTGCTGAAGAAGTCTTAAAAGAAAAGGAGTAGAATATGGATATATTAATACCATTAGCAATAATTACAGCAGTAGTTCTTGTTTCAATAAGAAAATTTAAACCTGCGCTTTGGGTGCAAATTAAATCAAAGTTTAAAAACTAATATGAGCTGGTTTAAAAAGTTTCTTACTTTTATCACACCTCTTTCTTATGTAGATGTAAGAACTAGAGATGTTAAAGGCCGTTATATAGCTGATGATCCAAAAACAGTACAAAACGAAGCTTACAAAAAAGTCTTAAGAAAAAAAACAAAATCTCCTAAGAAAAAAAAAATAATTTATAAAGCAGGATTATAATGTACGAGTATGGCTGCAAAGTCACTCGTGTTGTTGATGGTGATACTATTGACGTTGACTTAGATCTTGGCTTTGATATTATTTACAAGTGTCGCGTACGTTTATACGGTATTGACACGCCCGAGTCTAGGACTCGCAACAAAGACGAAAAGGTTAGAGGTAAGCTAGCTGCTAAGTTTTTAAAAGACGCTATATTAAATGGCAAAAACGTTATCTTACAAACGCAATTAAAAGACTCTAAAGGAAAATTCGGCAGAGTTTTGGCGTCAGTTGTTGTAGATGGAATAAATATTAATCAAAGAATGGTTACAAATCATCTAGCAGTTAGGTATGAGGGCCAAAGCAAAAAAGACATTCAATTAGAGCATCTTAAAAATAGAGATATATTAATACAAAAAGGGCTACACACGCTAATTGAAGATGAAAAAACTTAAACTTATTCCAGGCTTAATAGCCTTTTTATTATTTCCAAATTATATACAAGCAGACAATCAAACAGGAACTTGTACAGCAGGTACTCAGTATTGTGAAAACAGCGTTTTAGATACTCAAAATACTACGACTACAACCAATACCAATACCAATACCAATACGAATAATAATACCAATAATAATACCAATACTAACGCCAATACCAATATCAACACTAGTACAAATGCCAATACCAACGTTAATACAAATCAAAATACTAACGTTTCTACTAATTCTAACAACAACGTTAATACTTCAACGGCTACAAGCAATAACACCAATAGCAATAACAACGTTAATACATCTACGTCAAACTCTACCGTAAACTCAACGGTCAACCAAAATGTCAATAATTCAAGCACTTCGAATAATACTAACGTCAACACTTCGAATAATACAAATGTCAATACTTCAAAATCGGATTCAAATGTTACAACTAACAACAAAAATGTTAATCAAAATAACAACAAATCTGATAATACGAATAGAAACATTAACGAATCGAATTCGACTCAAACTATAAATCAAAACGTAAAGTCAGAAGCTCCACCAGCTTCAGCTATCGCTCCAAGCATAATGAGTTACAGCCAGGATTTATGTACTGTAGGAAGATCCGCAGCTTTTCAAGGACAGATATTTGGTTTCTCAGGCGGTAAAACAATTACAGATCAAAACTGCGAAAGGCTTAAACTCTCAAAATATCTTTACGATACTGGGATGAAAGTGGCCTCAGTATCTATTCTTTGCCAGGACGAAAGAGTATTTAAAGCTATGGAGATGGCTGGTACGCCTTGTCCATACAAGGGCAAGATAGGCAAAGAAGCTACGTTAGCTTGGGCTGATAATAAATCAAAAAGACCAGACGCAAAAGAACAAGAAGAACTGTTTATTAAACAATGCACATACGATTCAAACCCTAAAAGAGAAAAAATAAATAAAGATGTTGTGGGTGCAGTTAAAGTTATTTATACAAGAAAAACTAAAACTAATAAACAATGCAAAAAAGAATTTTATGCTACGCAATAGCATGCCTGTTTAGTCTCGATGTATTAAGTCAATACATTTATGAGGCTAACCAGTCTTTAATTGATCTAACCAACCAATCTGGTACTACCAGTTTAAACTCAGGAGACGATCAAGTTTCCGCAACTTTCAATCTTGGTTTTACTTTTGACTTTTATGGCGAAGCCTTTACCCAAGGGCGTATAGCTACTAATGGATGTCTACACTTTAAAACAACAGGCGCTTTCTGTAATGACTTTACTCCCGACCCATTAGCTTCTCAGTATACTTACACCTTACTACCTTTTTGGACTGACCTCATACGAGACAACGACTCAAGCATGTTAGCTAAAAGCTTTAGCGATAAAACAGTATTCGGTTGGTATGACATGAGAGAGTACAACCGAGCCTCTGATAACAGCTTTGAAGTAATACTTTGGACTAACGATACATTTGAGTTTAGGTATGGTGTTTTAGATATTATTAATCACGATGTTTTAATTGGTGAGGTTGGAAGTGGCAGCAAACAATTCTATCAATATTATTACCACGATGAGTGCAATACAGGTTCAACCAACAGCTCTAGTTGTTATAACTACGATTGGAACAACTCTGATAAAAATACTAATCTAGAAAATGGTGGTTCTTTGTTCGGAGTAGGAACTGGTAATGGTGTAGATTGTAGTAATCCTTTAAATGACTCTAGTTGCTCTGGCTATGCTGATGCATATCAAACCCAACAATGCGATATAGATCAATTGTACGCAGAATCATGCCCTTATTACTGGGACGCTTTTGATGACTTTCAATGTGACTTAGATCCTCAATACGGCCCTTTCTGTCCTGGGTACAGGCAACAAGATTCTGTTGCTTATTTTGACGATGATACTGACTACGGATATCAAGAAGAAGATATGTGGTATGACGAAGAGTATGACGAATGGTTAGATCCCAATGATCCTTGTTATGAAAATAGGTGCGCTGGATTTACTGACGCAGACTGGTATGAGTTGGATGTAGAACAATTTGGTCAAGAACAAGTTGATGATTGGATGGGTTCAGATATAAGTTTCAGTGATGATGGGATGATAGATTTTGAGACTACACTTATAACGTCTTATGACGATGTAGACGTAATGATGGATGTATGGGATGTAGAACAAGAACAAATGCATCATCACCCAGATGAAATTTTATTAGAAGAATTTTTATTTCAAGAAAACTTTTTGGTAGAAGATTATAGAGAACCAGAAACATTTATAGAATTTAATAGTATAGAAGAGCTAGAAGAATGGTTTGAAGAAGAAACACATCAAGAAGAAGAAAGAATGGAAGAAGAAATGGCAGAACTAGATGAGCCTGAAGAAGAATTTATAGAAGAGATATTTGAAGAAGAAGCTGTAGAAGAAATCTTTGAGGCCATAGAAGAAAGAATGGCTGAAGCTGAAGTAGAAGAAGAAAGATTAGAAAGAGAAGATGTAGCAGAAGAGTTTGAAGAAACTTTTCAAGAAGAATTCCAAGTAGTTGAGAGGCAAGAGGCTACAGGTAAGAGCTCTATTAGCAGAGATATAGCTCTTAGAGTTGTTGCTTCTACAATAACAACAGCTAGCCAAAGCGTTAGCGGTACTAATGCTGGCAACTCAGTTCATTCTACAGGCAACAGTATAGCTTCTGGGAATGCTGTAAGTTCCTCATCTAACGCTGGTTTTAGTACTAGTAGCTCTCCTAGTATGTCAGATCAGTTTGCATCATCTACTGCTCAAACCAATCAAGTTCTTGATATGAGCAGCGTGTCCGTATCAAACTCTTCGTTTAGCTCTACATCTGTTGAAACAGATACAGTATCAACAGAAACAGTTGTTCTACGTGGAACAGATGAAACAACGCAAGATCAGATGGATACGTCTATTGCTTCTGTAGAAGTTAACTCAGAAACAGACACCACAGTAGAAAACATCATAGCTAAAAACCTACAAACAGCCCAAGATCAAGTAACAGCGCAACAAGAAGAGACGGGAGAATATGGCTCAGAGAATGCAATTATTGCTGTTATGGGTTTCTTACCAGGCTTTAATAACTATAGAATAGTCTCTATACCTGAAAAAGAGTTTTGGTATGAGCCTAAAAGCATTTATACTAATAACACAATACCAGATAATACTCTAGCGTTTTATCAGTTAGCTGGACAAAGTATAGAAACTTTAACTGAGTTGCAAAAATTGCAACCAAATTTATAGGAGAATGAGATGAATTGGTTTGAAAACAAAACAACTCAATTAATAGCTCTGGCTGGAATAGTTACTACCCTTGCTGGGTTTGGCTATCAAGGAGCTCAATACGTTAATAGACTAGACAACCTAGAAGCTCAGATAGGCGGTATAGGCGATACTGAACAAGCGCAACAAGCCATTGAAGAACGTTTTGCATCTATTGAGACTTCAGTTAAGTTTTTAGAAAAAGAAATAGACAGCGTAGAAGTACCAGATGTTACTGAAATAAAAACTGATATAGCTACTATTAAAGCAGACCTTCAAAGTTTAGATAGAGATCTTAAAAAACTAGAAGCTGGCAATCCATTAGCAGGTTAATAATATGAAATTTAATTTAATTAAAAATGTAGTAGGTGCTTTGGCTCCTACGCTTGGTTCAGCATTAGGTGGGCCATTAGGCGGTCAAGCAGCATCTGTTATTGCTGGTGTGCTTGGATGTCAATCAGATCCCAAGTCTATTAATAAAGCTATACAAGCAGCAACCCCAGAACAAATGTTAGAGCTTAAGAAAGCTGAACAAGGTTTTGAGCTACAAATGAAAGAGCTTGAAGTAGATGTATTTAAACTAGAAGTTCAAGACAAACAAGATGCTAGAGGTAAGTTTAGCAAAGACTGGACTGCTAGAATTATGGGTACTGTTGTTGTTGGTGGGTTTATGGGTTATATATTCTTAGTGACTTTGCAGCCACCAGAACAAAACTCTGAAGCTCTTATTAACTTAGTCTTAGGTTACTTAGGAGGTTTAGCAAGTGCTGTCATCTCCTTTTACTTTGGCGCTTCAAACACCCCTGATAAAGATGAGTAATAGAAAAACAGCAGGTGACGTTCACGCAGACTTAAAATCTCACGAGGCAAAATGTGAAGAAAGATGGAAGAGCATATTCAAAGAAACAGCAGAGATAAAACAAGAAATGAACGATCTAAACGGAACTCTAAGAGTGGCAATGTTTGGGACTTTTGGTTTTATGGCAACGCTTTTGCTTGCCTCTTTAACAGGAATAGTAGCAATATAATGCATATTTCAGATGAAGGATTTGACCTTATAAAAAAATTTGAAGGTTGTGAATTAGAAGCATACAAATGTGCTGCAGGAGTTTGGACTATTGGTTATGGCCATACTAAAGATGTCCAAGAAGGCGACACTTGGGGCGAAGAAAAAGCAGAATTTATGTTATGGCGCGAGCTTGAAGATGAATATGAGCATTACGTTAATTCTTTAGTGACTGTACCAATGAACCAATGTCAGTTTGATGCTTTGGTTTCTTGGGTTTACAACCTTGGCCCAGCTAATTTAAAAGTTTCTACTTTGTTAAAAAAATTAAATGCAGGTGATTACGAAGATGTTTCAAATCAAATTAAACGCTGGAATAAAGCTACAGTAAATGGCGAGAGAAAAGTTTTGGCTGGGCTTACAAGAAGAAGAGAAGCAGAAGCTTTAATGTTTGAGGGAAAACCTTGGGAACATATATAAAATGGCTTTACAAAAAACAATATTTAAACCAGGGATAAACAGAGAAGGAACAGACTACAGCAATGAAGGGGGATGGTTTGATATTAATCTTGTAAGATTTAGAAAAGGCTTGCCTGAAAAATTTGGAGGTTGGGCAAAACTTACAACCGATACTTTTCTAGGAACATGTAGAGCTTTGCACGCTTGGGTTTCTCTAGGTGGTGATAAATTATTAGGTTTGGGAACAACTTTTAAATACTACGTTCAACAAGGTAATGTTTTTTATGATATTACGCCAATACGATCAACAGATTTAAACGTTACTACTTTTGCCGCAACAAACGGTAGTGCAATTATTACAGCAACAGATACAGATCATGGAGCTGTAATTAATGATTTTGTAACCATAAGTAATGCTGTTTCTTTAGGTGGAGCAATTACAGCCACAGTTTTAAACACAGAACATCAGATAACCTCTATTACTACCAACACATATACTTTTGTAGCATCAGCTACAGCTAATGGTAGTGACACAGGCAATGGTGGAAGTGCCACAGACGCAGCCTATCAAATAAACGTAGGTTTGGATGTTTACGTTCCATCTACGGGTTGGGGTGCGAACAATTGGGGTGAGGGGACGTTTGGTTCATCTACTGCGTTAAATGAAACAGGGCAGTTGAGACTTTGGTCACATGACCACTTTGGCGAAAACCTTATTATTAATGCTAGAAATGGTGGTATTTATAAGTGGACAGAAAACAACGGCGTAACAACTAGAGCAGTTGAGTTATCTGGTATATCTGGAGCTAATTTAGTACCTACCAAGGGTATTCAAGTTATTACTTCAGAGAAAGATCGTCATTTAATTGTATTAGGATGCGACCCTATTGTTGGAAGCGCTAGGACTGGAACAATTGATCCAATGCTAATTGCTTTTTCTGACCAAGAAAACGATTTGCAATTTGAACCTTTGATTACCAATACAGCAGGATCTTTGAGGCTATCGTCTGGCTCTTCTATTATTGGAGCTAACAAGTCTCGTCAAGAAATATTGGTTTGGACAGATACTGCTTTATATAGCATGCAGTTTGTTGGACCGCCATTTACTTTTGCTGTTAACTTAATTAACGAAGGTACAGGTCTAATAGGGCCTAAAGCATCCGTTACAGCTCCAACTGCTGTTTTTTGGATGAGCTACAATAATTTTTACGCTTACAACGGTACAGTCCAATCTTTGCCTTGCAGCGTTCAGAATTACATTTTTTCAGATATTAATTTAATTCAATCTTTTAAAATTAATGCTTTTACAATTAACGATAAAAGTGAAGTGGGTTGGTTCTACTGTTCAGCATCTTCAACAGAAATAGACAGATACGTTATTTATAATTACGCAGATCAAACTTGGATATATGGGTCTTTAAGCAGAACAGCTTGGCTAGATTCTGGTATTGAAAACTATCCACGTGCTGTTAGTAGCGGATATGTTTACCAACAAGAAGTTGGTTTTGACGATGACGGCACGCCGATGACGAATGTGTTTATTGAAAGCTCCGACTTTGATATAGGAGACGGCGAACAATTTAGTTTTATTAGAAGAATTATTCCAGATTTTAAATTCTTATCTAACTCAGGTGGCGGTAAAGTTAATATAGTTGTTAAAACAAGAAACTTTCCAGGAGATTCTTTAACAACAAACTCAACCAATTCTATTAGCTCTACAACGCAACAAGCCAATATTAGAGCAAGAGGGCGTCAAGCCGTTTTAAGGTTTGAGTCTGACGATGACGATACAATAGCAAATACAAGCGTAGGATGGAGATTAGGAGCTACAAGACTAGACGTAAAAACAGACGGTAGAAGATGAGTAAAATACTTCAGTCTCAACTGCCGTTGGCTTACGGAGAGACGACTTCTGTTGACGTTTTTAATAGACTTGTCAGAATTTTAGAGATAAACTTAGGATCAGTAGACCCTGATAATACTTTACAGTTATCAACTACTCAACGTGATCAATTGAACTTTAATATTGGCACGCTAATCTTTAATACTACAACCGAAGTGTTGCAAGTATATAACGGGTATGAGTTCCTAGATTTAGGAATCCCCGCAAATCCTCAAGGATACCAAGCTAAAGCTTTAGTTGGGAATGTATCTGTAACTACAAATGGGGATGTAACAATAAATTTAGGATCATCTTTATATGGCTGGGATATTGAACAATATTACAACTAAGATGCTAAAATAACATATGGAACAAGGTATGCTGAACAACAGACAACAAGAACAACTCCAAGGAATCGCTGCTTTAGGCAGAAATGAAGACACTTATCTAGCTCACGTAGCCCCAGATGAGATGGTCGTACCTGCTCAAGCTTTACGCGATAACCCCCTTTTAAAATTAGCAATCGAGAAAGCTATTTCGAATTACGGGATTGATCCAAATCAATTCTTAGTTGGAAATGGAAGTATGGATCTAAACCCTTTAACGGGTTTACCAGAGTTTGGATTTTTATCTAAGCTTTGGAAAAAAGCTAAAAAAGTAATTAAAAAAGTAGCTCCTGTAGCGATGCTTATTCCTGGCGTTGGTCAGGCTTTAGGTGCTGTAGGCGGATCTCTTTTAGGTAAAGTTGGCTTAGGCAACGTAGCCAGCGGTATTGGCGGTTTAGTTGGTAAAATTCCTGGTCTTGGCGGTGTTGGAAGTGCTATTACAGGCGGAGCTGGAGGAACCTTGGGACAAGCTTTATCGTTTGGAGGAGGAGCAATTAAATCTGGAATAGCCAGTTTAAATCCTTTTACAGAAGGCGGCATGTTTAAAAGACTTACAGGAGATAAAGGTGCAACACCTCAAATATTAAAAACAATTGGAAATCAATTTGGTTTTGGTGGTAGATCTCAAGCTTTAGAAAACGCTGGATATACTCCGCAACAAATTGCCTCTTTAAAAGCTCAGGGCGACGCTGTTTACAACGCTGAAGTTGAAAAAGTAAGACAAGCTGGCGGCGGTAGTGGCGGTGGCGGCGGAGGAATTTTTCCTGGCGGCGGTAGTGGCGGGGGTGGCGGCGGCGGTATAGGAAACATGTTTGGCGGTAATATGGGAGCTTTAGGACTTGCTGGGTTAATGGGTAAATTTGTTTACGACTCAGCAAAATCTAGATCTGGTGGACTGGCAGAAACACCTCAAGTGTCTATGGATCAGTTAGGCAGATATCAAATGGCTAAAAATCTTGGAACAGGTGGCAGTAGAGCAGACTTTGATTTAGCTCCTGCACCCGTAGCCTTAGACTTTGCTTACGGCGGTGAAGCTAGACAATATTTTAACCAAGGCGGTATAGCTATGGTTCAAGACTTAGATATGCGTGAAGGCGGAGAATCAGAAGGACCAGGTACTGGAACTTCAGACGATATACCTGCTATGTTAAGCGATGGTGAGTTTGTTATGACAGCCAAAGCAACAAGAGGCGCAGGCTCATTTGACGTTAACAAAAGTAAATCTGGTATAGAACTTATTAAAGGCGGAAGTGCTTCACGTGAAAAAGGTGTAGAAAACATGCGTGAATTAATGAATATTTTTGAGGCAATATAATGGCTAGCCCAATTAATCCAGTTTTAAAAGAGATTGAAAGAAATGAAATAATTTCTGATCCTGCTTTAAGAGAACTTTATTTTGGTTCTGCTGACACGCCAGGTTTAATGAATCAAGCTACGCAAGCAGCTCAAAAATCATTTTTAGATCAAGCGCCTAGTTTACAAGGAACTGCAGGTTTATCTAATTACGAGCAACAAGCTAAACAGTTAGCTCAGCAAGGAATTGGGTCTTATCAACCATTTTTAAACAGGCAAGAAAATTTAATTGGTCGAGGTATTTCAGATTTAGGGCAACAAAGAGGGTTGCTAGGTGAGGCTTTAGGTGGTTATAGAAGCGCATACGGCGCTCAACAGCCATACTTAGGTCAGGCAGAACAAAGATTTGGATCTGCATACGGAGCTCAACAACCTTATTTTGGACAAGCAGAACAGCAATTAGGTTCAGGTTTAGGCGGAATGTTTAATAGCTTGGGAACAAGCAGAAATTTATTGGGACAATCTTTACAAGGCTATAACCCAGGAATGGCCAATCAATTCTACAACCCTTTTGAAAACCAAGTAGTCAACCAAACAATTGAAGATATGATGAAAGCTGGAGACATGCAAGATATTCAACAAAGAGCATCTGATATTTCTCAAGGCGGAGAATCAGCTTTTGGTTCAAGAGCAAGGTTAACCGCTGACGAAAGAAGAGAGTCTTTAGGCAGAGGCTTAGGGAAAGCTTTAGGGCAAATTAGATCAGGTGGGTTTGACACAGCTCAATCAAGAGCTTTACAAGAATTAGAAAATCAAAGAACTGGAGCAAGATCTGGGGCTACTTTAGAGGCTGGATTCGGCGCTCAAGGCTCAGACGCTCAAAGACAATACGCTCAAGACTTGCTGGGGTTAGGCAGAGGAAGAAGCGATCTAGAAAGACAATATGGTCAAGATCTATTAAATATAGGCGACACCAGAGGTAGCTTACAAAGACAATTAGCTGGCGATATAACAGGAGTGGGTTCTGGTATTGCAGGAATTGGAGCTAACTTAGCAGGATACGGTTCGGACTTAGGCGCTTTAGGTGCAACTCAGCAAAGACTTAGAGATCAAGATATTGGAACTTTAAGTACGCTTGGCGCTACCGATAGAGGTATTGAGCAAGAAATGCTTAATAGACAATACAAGCAACAAGAAGAACAAAGAATGGCGCCAGCAAATGCTGCTAAGTTTATTCAACAGTTTGCTCCTCAGTATCAAGCAGGCAGAACAACAGTTGATAAAGTATACGGTATGCCTAGAGATCCAAGACAAGAAGCATTAGGAGCAGCTATAAATACTTATACTCAGCTTGCTGGCAACAATCAAGGACAGCCTCAAGGCGGAACAGCTCCGACCCCAGCTCCGACCCCAGCTCCGACCCCAGCTCCAGCTCAAAATTATTCATTACAACCTAACGCTCAGCCTTATTACACGCCTGGGCAGGCTGGTCAATTTTCTCAATTTGATATAAATAATCCTTCCGCGGGGATTACTGCGGCGCCTACTGGAACAGGCTATCAAGGCGGTCCAGTAAATACGCAAGCAGCATTTAATCAAAGCTCTTACTTGCCTCCTATACCTGGATACACTCCTCCAGCGCCTCAACAAAGCGGGCCAAGCTTTAATTATCAACCTCCAATAAATCCAGGAATTAACCAGAGCGCTATACAAAGTTCATTTAATCAAGGCTCGTATGGAAGTATGAACCCACCCCCTAGTTTTAATACAGGGGCAGGCTTTAACAGCAATCAATATAATCCGTTAAATCCAAATCCATATCAACCTGGGCAGATTAATTACGGTCCAGGAGGTTAATAATGAATATTCTTCAAAGAAAAATGTTTGCTCAGGGAGATGTAGCCAATAAATCAGTTAACGAACCTCTTATTAGATACTACGTTTCTCAAGGATATAATCCAGCAGAAATAAAAGATGCTTACCCAGCAGCTCCTTACGGTTTGATCGAGCAAATTGCAATGGAGTTTGGGGGAGTTGTAAATCCAGGAGTTCAAGGACGTAAAACTACAGGATATACTGTAGCTATTGAAGATGGCAATCCTTATACAATAGATAACTATGAAGACATGCCTCAGGCTGTAACAGAAGCACAGTTTGGTAACTTGTTAAACCAAGTGCCGATGGGTGAAACAATTGTGACTGGTTCTCCAACTGGAGAATTATCTTTGTCTCAGGCAGAAGCACCGCAACCCAATACAGGCATTCCAGTTGGCGTAACGTCTCCTGACGAAATATCCGCAATAGCTCAAAAAATAGAAGATTTATTAGCTGAAAAAAGAAGAATTAAAGAAAAATCTGTTTTTCAAATATTTAATAGAGATAAAATACCTTTGTATTTAGATGAAATAGACCAACAGATTGCATCTTTAAAGAATCAGCTTCAAACTAAAATCCAACAGCCATCGGCAATAAATTCTTCTCCAAATTTAGGTGTAGAGCCAGAAGTTTTATTTCCAGAGCTGCCAACCGAACAAGAAATTACTGGAGTTTCTCCTGGAGTTTCTTCAGAAGTTTCACTTTCAGAGTTGCCAACTGAAAGCGAAATTACAGGAAGCTCTTCTACAGGACTTTTATCTGACGAAACTTTAACAGTAAGAGACAAGTCAACAAACAGCAACTTTCAATTGCCGCCTAATTTTCTACAACTAATAGAAAACGGAACTTTAAATGGAATGACTTTATACCCCATTATTAATAATACAAACTTTGAGTTTAGTCCAGACGTACAAGATGCTTTAGAAAATTTTGCAAAGATGGATGAACCTTTTACTAACTTAATAGGAGGCGGAAAATCTTTTGAGGAAAGAAGAGGCTCATTTAATCAATCTGAAGATTTTGGTTCTGGGTCTCAAGAGTTAATCAGAAAGGCAGGAAACTTATTAGAATATCCACTTAGAGGAATAGCTGGGTTTTTTGGTGAATTAAAGGGAGGAGCCAGGGGAAGAAAAGAATTTTTAGAGTATGTTCCAGACATGTCAGTTTCTAGTCAAGAGCTGGCTTTATCAAGATTATTACAAATACCTGGAACTAAATATAAGGCGCCTAGCGTTATGGGGGATAATCTTTTAGTAGATTTGACAGACGGTCAAATTACAGATAATACAGATGAAGCTATTAGACAACTTCAAGAAGAAAACCCTACTGAAATTGTTACTGATGAAGATGAAGTTATTACTGACAAAAATGCAACTGAAGCTGAAGAAAAAGCAACAGAGGGCTTAGACTTTTCAAAATATGCACCTGATTTACAAGAAAGATTAGATGCGGAGCTTTCAGATACAAGTAAAATCACAGGCCAACCCACTGAAGAAGAGCAAGAAAATATAAATAGAATAATAACCAATCAAGGTTCATTCTTCTCGTCTACAGACTGGAACGAGTTTCTTAGAAATCTTGGGCTAGGTCTTTCTAGCGCAGATGATATGGCCTCAGGTCTTGTCAAAGGTACAGCTCTTGGATCTCAAGCAAAAGCGTTAAGAGAGGCTGAAGCTTTAAAAGCAGAACAAGAAGAAAGGTTAGAGTTAATTAAAGCTGGTAAAGCTGAGCAGCTTGGAATTGAAGATTTTGAAAAAATTGCAACAAGAGATGAAAATTTAGCAGAACAATTAAGAAATTTTCAAAAAAGCGCAAAAAATTTAAAATATATTGACGAAATAACAGGCATTATTGATGGCGGTGGAGCTACTGGTTTATCAGGATTTACTCGAAGTTGGATTACTAAAGCTGTTGGACTTCTAGGCGGAGGAGCTAATCTAAAAGATTGGGATAACTTGGACCCAACAACAAGAGCAAGAGCTTTATTAAAAGTTATGCAACAAACAAATATTAGAGAAATACTTGGAGAATCAGGAAGAACCATATCTAACCTAGATAGGGATATTATTAAAGACGTATTTGGAGATATTACATTAACTACAACTCCAGCTGAAATATTAAGAAAGCTTGAAGATTCAAGAGAAGGAGTGATGATGTCTGCCAATGAAACAAAAGGACTGGTTAATACTAATCTAGGATTCTTTAAAAGAGCAAAAATAAATTCATCTGTAGCTGAACAAAATAGAGATTTAATAAAAATGATTATTCAGTTTGATACAAACACATACGGATCTGATTATGCCAAAGCGTATGAAGAGGTAGATATTGATTACAGAAAGCAGTTTAAAAGTTCAAGTTAATGAAAACTTTTAATTTTCAATTAACGGATGATCTTACTGTACCCATTCAGGCTAATTCAAGGGAAGAAGCTGAAAGAATACTAAAAGCAGAAATAATAAAAAAGGAAGCTTCTCCTATTTTTGATAAAGAATATTTTGATTACGAAACAGGCATCAATATCCCAAGCCTAAGAGCAAAACTTGGAAGACAAGAAAAGATGACAGAAAAAGAAAACGTTCTTAGAGCTGCTGTAACAAAAGATGGTTTCAATATGACAACTAAGGGTGATCTAGCGATTACTCCAGAAGGTCAACAAATATTAATTGACCAAGGTTTACTAGATTGGGAAAAACCAATGAGTAAAAGCGTTGTTATAGATGAAAATAAATTTGGTTCTGCTGGAGATTACGCAGATTTTGCGGGAGCGGTTGGACCTGTTTTTGGAGCTATAGCAGCTTTAACACCTCAATTTAAAATTTTAAAAGGCCTTAGCTATCTCTTTAAAACTCCGATGCTTAGAAATGCCATTGCATCTGGTGTTGGTTCTGCTACTGGTAAAGGCGCTGAGGAGGCTTTAGATAACATGCAAGGCTTCTACGATAAAGACGCCCAAGAATTAGGAAATTTGTTAAAGTTTGAAGCTGGTGTTGGTTTTGCTGGGCAAGGCCTTGGTGAATTTGTTGGCAAAGCTTTTGGAGCAGTCTTAGGAAGAAAGGCTGGAACAGAAACAATTAGAGATGCCTGGATTATGTCTAATAGATATAGTTTAGATGATGTTTTAAAACTTGATGCTTCTCTTGGAAGAACCGCAACTCAAGCAGAAATTAGAAAAGCCTGGAAAAATAAAAAAGTTGAAAAGTTTGATATAGGCGCTGTTGTTAGTCAAAATGCTTTAAAAAGAGCTATCCCAGGGAGAATGCAAGCTGCTGGTGAAACTATTTTTGGCAAAGAAGGAAGAGAACAGTCAATTATTGCTTACAACATATCTTTATTAAATCAATTAAAAAGATCGGTTACAGACAAACGAGCAAAGTTAAAAGAGCTATCAAAATTTGATGGAGCTGACTCTAAAACAATTGCAGAGGTTAGAGCCAAAAGAAAAGAATTAGATATGGCGGAAGAAGATATAACCAAACAGATAGAAGGCTTGGTTAAAGATTTGGCTGAAGAAAGCGGAGGTTTTAGCAACGCATCTTTGATGGGCAAAGAACAACTTGGCGAAAATATTCAAGATACAATTGCTGGAGCATATAGAACTATGCAAGAAGGTTTTGAAACTACCTATGATGATTTGTTTGCAAGAGTAAGAAAAATAGATCCAGACTTTAAAGTCAATCTTTCAGATGTAAGTGATTACTTAGAAGAAGTTATCGACTTAAATTCTGGATTTTTTGATATTGATGGCCCAGTTGGAAAGGTTCTTGCGCACATGCGACAAGACATACCCGCAAGACTAAAAGCAGAAGGGGGTCATAGTTTTACTCAATTAATAAACATGCGTTCTAACCTAAAGGGTAAAAAGTTAATAATGGGATTAAGTGGTGGAAAACAAGGAAATTTAGTAGATGAAGTAATAAAAATTTTAGATGAAAAAATTAAAAATTTAGGAGATTCAGCCCTTACATCTGCAATGAGAGTAGGTAAACAACAAGGCAAGCCTTTAACTAAAGCGCAGTCTTTTGAAATAAACTTAATAAGAACAAGATTGAATAAAGCAAATTCGGATTATTATAAACAACATAAGCCTTTTGATTCTGCTCTTATTCAAAAACTTAAAAACTCAGAATCGGTTGATCCTGCTGATGTTTACGATGCAATCTTTAAGGGGAATGTAACAACCACAGATATAAAAGCATTGGTTAATGCAATACCTGAAGACAAAAGAGGCTCTATATTTCAATCATTTATGAGAAGGTATATTAAGGAAACATCTGAATCATCTATAAATGACCCTATATCTAGAAACATAAATATTGCGGCTTTTGCCAATAAAGTATTAAAAGATAAAGATACTTTACGATACATACTAGGAAATAAATCCACAGAATTTTTTAGCACCATTGATAATTTTGTTACCTTAAAACCTAAATTAACCGCAACTGAAATGGCTGAAATTGCTAATCAATTTAAAGGCAAGGTAGCAAACATACAAAGCATGAGTCCAGATGATATTAGCTTAAGTACGGGAAGATTTTTAGAAGCACTTGAGACGAGAGCAATTAAAAGTGCTGAAATAGAGTCGATGAAAGCTACAAATATTTTTTCAAGGATTGAAAACGCATCTCCAGAAGAAATAGCAAAGGTGGTATTTAGACCTAAATCAGCAGAAGACATATTAAGAGTTAAGAAAATAGTAAGCGACGACGCATTTATTGAAATACGAGAACAGGCCTTGGAACAAATATTAAGAGACAGCGTTCAAACAGGAAGCAAAAAATTAAACGAAATTTTTAAACCTAACAATCTTGACAGAGCTTTAAAGATGTACGACACAGAAACTTTAAATGCAATGTTTGGAAAAGAGATTACTCAATCTTTGAGGAATTTTTCAAGAGCTATAAGAACTAATGTCGCAGAAGAAGGCGGTGGAGGAGCTGGCGGATTGATTGCTGGGATGCTGGCTATTAACATATTAAATGTATCTCTTTGGCCAACCATTGCAGCTATGGGTTTCTACAAAGCTCTTTTTGCAAATCCAAGAATGGTAAGTTTATTAACAAAAACAGACAAAAGCTCCGTTGCAGAAGTTTTAAGATTTGGAGAAAGATTTGCAAGACTCAGCGGAGTTAGAGAAATTGCCCTACAAACCACAAAAGGAATTGAGCAAACTAGAACTGGCATTCAAGATGCTGCATCTGAGATAGGGGAAAGTGAACAAGGGCAAGAATCTAAGGGCGCTCTTGACGAAATTATCTCTAGCATTTCTGGAGCAGTGCAAGATGCTAAACAACAAGTGCAGCAAAGAAACTTAGGGGCTTCTAACTTTAGTATGGATATTCCAAAGGTCCAAGGAATAGCTCCTAGTTCCCCAAGAAGAATGAGTCAAAGTTTGATAGGCAACAATCCAGCTAATATGGATATCGCTCAAGGTGGAATAGCAAGCCTAACTTAGTCTTTAATTAAATAAAGTTCCCAGTTATTTCTCAACACATCTAACCAATCTTCTATAGGCATTACAGCAACTTTACTGTTATCTGCTTCCCACTCAGGGTTAATTGCATGTAAAGGAATACATACCCTAATAGGCTTTCTATTAAACTTAAATATTAATACTGGGATGCGACCTTCGGTTGATCTGCAGACTTGATCCCACCATCCATTTTGATACCAATCTCCTTCTTTGTAGAACTTACATTCTACTGCGTGGTAAGGCATGTTGATATCGCAAAGATCTTTAGATTGATATTGGTCTAGGTTTCTTTTGCAGGTGTAGTCTATACCTTCAGATTCAAAAAACTCGTTAAGTATTTTAGCAACATCTCTTTCAAACGTTGCTCCTTTAGTCCTTGAGTTGATTGGCATTTTCCTTCTCCTTTAAAGCTCTTTCTTTCATTAGTAAATCTAGCTCATGCCAGCGATACATTCTTTTATTTACATCATCCCAAAACCAACCTTTGTTACTGGCGGGGTTATCCATTATTTTTCCTTTTTATAATTGTTTACAAGACCCATCTCTTCTCGGTCAAACCCTAAAGGATGGGGAGATAAACATTCTAACTCATCCCGACTAAAATGAATGTATGGTTCTGAATCTTCCTCATATATAGGCTCTGCTATTGTACCAAACCTAACATCGTATATGTGGCTTCTTTTCCAAGTATGGCTATAAACACTATCAGTCATAGCGTAAACAATTACAAAAGGTTGGTTGGTAGCAAGAGATAGAGCTGAGCCCATTCTTAGCTTGCTAGCAGAAAGCAGCAAAGTGTCATACTTATCTATACCAAAAGTCCTGCACTTTACCTCTAGCCAGAATGAAATTTCTTTAGATTCACACCAGTAATCTAAGCCGTAACTGACTGGTAGTTTATGGCATCTAACATTCCAGAGTCCCTCTATAAAACCAGCAACGCGTTCTTCACGCTTCTGGTCGTTAATATTCTCCATCTTTGGTTTTGGATTATCCATTCGCTTCTCCTTTTTTAAATACAATACGCACACAATATTTACGAATAATCGCAACAAGTGTAAATACTGTTGTTTGAGTTATTGAGGTGGCCAGTAGGCTAACATTAAAATAATTACACATGTTAAGAACAAAAAAAGATAAAGGTAAAGCTATCACAACGCCAACAGCGACATCGCTTAGACTTTCCTTTAAAGCAAGTTTATCAATCTTCATTAAAAAATTCTGGGTCGATCGCAACAATACGTTTTGTTGGTCTTCCCGTTCCCTTCGCCTTTAAATCTTTTTCTTGTATTTCCCCTGAGTTTTTTAATCTTTCTATAATTTCTTTTACTTCATATGACTTCATTGATCTGAATATCTCACGCCTATCAATATCACGCTTACTTATACCCCAATCCCCTTGCGACCTAATAAAGCTAAGTATCTGTTTAATACGGCCTTCCATTTCAGATCCAGCAACTTTATCTTTGCAGTTCTCTATTAACATTTGATCGTAGTAATAAACATAATCAATAGCCCATTGAGTTACATCGCCTTTAATCACTTTGGTTTTTCTGTCATCTGCCAAAGCTCCTATTAAAGCAAGACGCATTGCTTTTTCCCTGGTTCTAGAAAGCAGCACTTCAAGACCTTCTTTCTCTAAAGCATTTTGTTGGTCAACTAGCTTGTAAGCTAACTTGTCAAACAAGTCATTAGAGTCATCATCAAACTTTATAATTCTTTGTTTAAAATCTAATTCAGCGTTATCTCTAGATATCTGCTCCATTTCGTTATCAACCTGTCTTACATGCGACACCCAATCATAAGTAGATTGAGGTGGCTCAACGAAAGCTACCATTTTGCCAACTGTTCTTGGCACATGAGATTCAACAACAATAAATCTATTTAAGAAACCGTCAACAATACGACCTGTTGAGAGAGCGCCGTAAAAGTTTTTAGGCACACTCATACCAACTAAAGTAATAGCAGGCTTGATTGTTGACCTATCTAAGACTTCTTTTTGTTGCTTGTTGGTTAGAGTCATCATTGAATAGTTATCTGGTCTTAGGACACCATGACACCTACCCCAAGTTTCCATTAACACTTGCAGAGCGTCTTCTTTGTTTGAGTTACTAGATTTAGATATGCTTTCCAATCTTTTGCCAAACTCATCCATAACAGTTATATGAGTTGGTTTATATCTAAGTAAGCTGTAGATAGCTCCGCTTGATGTGTAGCCGTCCCCTGCCATTAAATCACTATGCTCTGCTCGATCAAGAATAGTCTCAACAACAGTCTTAACATTTTCTTTGCCTTGGCCCGACTTAGCAATACACATAAAGAACAAAGATGAAAAGTTATTCATATCAGTTCTATACATCCTACCTAAAGCAACAGAGCCTAAAGATAATGCTGCTTGCATACTGATAGCAGGCTGAGAGATATGTGCTATTTCTTCAGAGTATTCGTATATATCTTTTAATACTCCTGGAGGAGAGAAAAGATTGGTTGGCTCAGCAACTGTTTTTGTTGTTGATATATAAGCTGGTGCTTGTAAATTTTTACGATCATGCGTTTTTTGAATTGAGTTTACTGTTGTTGATATTTCATTAGCTGGCAACGGAGGTTTGTTCTGCTCATTCCAAGACTGAACAAAGAACTCTGTAAAATCTGTATTAAGACCTTTGGCTATTAAATAACCTGCAAGTCTTGCAGCTTGATCGTTCCTGCCACCTTCGGCCATACCTTGAATAGATAAAGGAGTGGCAATTGGTTTTCCGTTTAACTTATCAACACCTGTAACTTTGACCCAAAGTTCTTGCGTAAGATTTGGTAAGTCCTCAATATCATTTAGATCCCAATCTGGAATCGTAGTAGGAGTATAAATAGCACCTGTTGCATGTATGTTATGAGGAGCAACTATCAAACCACCTACACCTCTAATATCAATTAGTTTTGCAGGATCATATCCTTCAACTCTTTTTGCTACCCAAGTAGTAAAGTTTTCTGGATTGTTGTAATAATAATGAACCCCTTTACCTGTTGCTACTTTAAAGGGTGTTATAGGTAGATTGGTTTCACACCAATTTACTGCTTCTGGAGTGTCTGCATCTATAACAATAAACTTGCCACAGACTAAAGCGACGACTAAATCATCTCGCCCTTTAAACCATTTTTCAATCTCTTCCGTCGTTGGCTGTCGCTCTTGAAACTTTTGCCACCCCCCTAATTCTTTGGGCGGAACTTTGTTATGCCTATGTAGAGGTACTACACTTATTCCATATTCTGCATAAGCAAGAGCTAAGTCCAACGCAGAATCTTGCGCTGTTACTTGTAAATTGAACACTCTTAGTCTTCGCCATTCTCTTCGATAGGGCCAAAGATAGATTCAAAGTCTAGCTTACCGCCAGATGCTTTTATAATCTTCTTAGCTTGTTTAATAGAGGGTTGTCTAAGTCCGTATCTCCAGGCTTTGGTTGACGCTGATGAGCAATCAAATAGTTCTGCCGCGGGGTCAGTACCAATAAATTCTATATACTTCTTCAAGGTTATTCTTTGCACTTCTCTCTCCTTATATTGTGGTTCTAGCTTTTGCTGTCTAAATGATTTAAGCTCTTCTTCGGTTAAACATTTTAACCTCCAGAGATAATTCACCTTCCATTGATTTACGTCTACTTCTCTCATTTTACATTCCGTTAAATATTTAATCTACACATATTGTAATTCATATTAAAATAAATTAAAATAGTATTTTAAATAAAAAGGAGAAGATAAATGTCTGATGATATATTGAGTAGAATTAAAAGCCCTAGCGACTTGGTTTTAAATCAAGGTGCTAAGATTTTAATGTATGGGGCTGCTGGAGCTGGTAAAACAACTTCACTTGCAACCGCACCTGGAAAAACTTTAATTATTAGTATGGAAGCTGGTCTGTTGTCTATTAAGGACGCAGTAAACGTTACCGCTATTGAAGTTAAAGAAGCGTATGAGATTGAAGAAATTGCTGAGATGCTAGAGAATGGCAAACTCGATTACGATACTATCTGTTTAGATAGCGTAACCGAAATGTCTGAACTTTTACTAGCACAAGAAAAAGCAAGGTCTAAAGATCCCAGGCAAGCTTACGGTGAGGTCATCACAGTAATGACAAGAACGATGCGTAGATTTAGAGATCTAAAGATGCACGTTATTTTTGTCGCTAAAGAAGACAAACTCAGAGATGAGTCAACAGGTATGTTCCACTATCAGCCTATGATGGTTGGTGCAAAACTACCTACCCAAATTCCTTACTTCTTCGATGAGGTGTTATGTCTTAGGACTTTCACTGAAGAGAATGATGAAGGGAAGAAAGTAACCAATCGTTGGTTGCAAACAGTTCTTGGAGATAATTACATCGCCAAGGATAGGAGTGGCAAGCTAGATTCTTTTGAAGAGCCTAACTTGACATATATTATTAATAAGCTTGGATTTACAAAAGGAGAAAAGTAATGAGCGATTTTGCAGACGTCAAGTTTGATTTTGAAAGTAGTAATAGTGGAGAATCTACTATTCCAGAAGGTGACTATTTAACAGAGGTAAGCGCGTGCGAGAAGACGACTTCCGCAGCGGGCAATGAATATCTCAAGTTAGAAGTTAAAGTATGTGGTGAGAAATATAAAGGATGGATCGCAAGAGACAACCTTAATCTTTGGTACACCAATAATGACTCAGAGAAGCAAGAGCTTGTCAGAGAAATAGCCTCTAGAAAATTTTCTAGTTTGGTTAAAGCTGTTGGAAGAAAAGATAACCCACCTTCGAATGCTGGTGAGTTGGTCGGAAATAAAGTGATCTGTTCTTTTGGAATAGAAAAAAGCACTAACGCTGACTACCCTGATGATAAAAATAACATCAAGGCTTTCAAACCTTTAGAAAAAATGTCGCCTAAACAAGCAGACGACAGCCCAGCTTGGGTAAAAGAAGGAACTTCTGAGGCTAAGGCCCCAGCTAAACCGAGCTTGTAATTATAGGGTTTTGCTAGGACGCCCAAAAGGTATTTTTTCCCCCCTTAATTAGATACCTACCTAGCTCTTTTTAGACAGGAGCCAACGTGTCGGCTTTGTTTAATGTCTTTGAAGTGTAGGCATTGTCGAAAAACACTTCACTCTTTAATGAATTGTTAAACTTATATGATGCGTAGGATCTACCTTACTTACGTCAAGAATTTTTCCCATAGTAAAATCAAAGCTTTCTTCCATAGTCTTGAGCAAAGTAAATAGTTCCGCTGTATCAGCGTCTCTGGCCTGTAATAAGATTAAATGAATAGCGTTGTTTACTTCATAAACGCAAAGGTATTGAGGGATTTTGAGTGATAACATACCCACAATCCTAGCATATAATTATTGGTCGTTGATGTATAAAGCAATCATTGCATAGTGAATGATTTTAAGAAGCTCTTTCCTTTTGTCGTCTTTCTTTCCGTAGCGCATGGCATATTTCATTATATTGCCAATACAAAAACCCTCTCCAAATCCAGCATCTACAATCATATCAGTCGCCTGGTATTTACCTTGAGAATAATGTTGGTTGTAGGTGCTATCGACATACTCTTGCAAATCAGCAAGAGTTATATCTTCTTTGAATTTATAATCAATAGGCTCTTTTCTATCGTACATATCTTATAGAGACAAGGTAACAATATTGGGAGAATTATAAACAGACAGATGACCGCCTTCTGAATGATTTTTGTACAACTCTAAAAAGCCTTCCATTTTGTCCCAACCAAGATTCATTTGCTCTTCTGAGATAATAAATACTTTGGATGCGTATGGGTAAGCTTTCTCTTGAGCAACAAACACAAACTCGTCAAGTTTAAATCCTGCCGCTTCCATACCTCTTCTGTACCAAGCTGCTTGCATATCGTAGCCATACTTCTTAACTGAATAAGCAAACTCTACTGGGTCGCAAGACTGAGTAGTTTTATAATCAACCACACATATAGCATTGTCTGGATAAGGACTTTGGACAGGAGGACAGATAACATCTGGTCTGCACTTACAAAGAACCTCACCTTCATACCAATAGAAGCTGGCTTCTGCAACTTTGCCTTCTGCGTTTAGGTAAATATTGCCTTCTTCAATCATATGTTCTTTCATACCTTTGATGGCCTTCATCTCACTCTCTTTAATAACAGTCAGACCTCTCTCTTCGTATTCCTTCTTGAGTTCTTTGTTAGCGTTTGTATAGGGAGATCCCATAACAACAGCTACCGTATCATTAAACTCTTTTTCCCCTTCTACCAGTAAAGCGTGAGCGGCTGTACCGAAGTTCATTGCAGGGGTAGTTTCCTGGACTTTCTCAATTGCATGCAGTTGAGATTTACCAAAGGCTCTAATCTTGCTACTGCTTATCCCAACACCTGAATGGTAAACAGGGTTAGGTATATCTGCGAACACTAAGGTGTCACCTTTTTGCTCAGATTTAAATTCTTCTAGTTCTTTTATTATCATATTCATACTCCAAAATAATCGTTTGCACGACTTTATCATTAAGCATCGGCGAAGGCCAATACCGTAAATTGTCATACATCATTAACATGTGGTCGTTAAATGACATATTTTCATCGTACTTAGGATTTCCTATTGAATCCCAGTAGTCTTCTATTTTTATTAAATCCTCTCTGCATCCCGTAAAACTTAATTCTGCTTCCGTATAATCATATGGGATAAACATAAAACCGCCTGTTTCTATTTTGAATGGGTAGCAACGTGTTGGTTTACCTATCTGCATATATATGATTTACGATATTAGGGAACTTGCCCGAGTAATCTACTTTAATTAAATCTGGTTGGTTTATTTCTAACTGTCTAAACAAAGCTTCGTCTACAGTTCTTGGGGGAGATTTTCTTAAACTTTCTCCGCTTACCATTCTGTTCCACCAAGCAACAGCTTTCTCTCTTGCATAGCCAGAGTGTTCAAAACATATGTACTCGCTAATAATCTTCTTGGGTGTTTTATAGCTAACCTTAAAAACAGGTACTGGCTTGCCTGCTTTCTGATGATTGCCAAACCACATACTTAAAACCTTTGTATCGTATCTGTCTTTCTTTGCATTTTTAGAAATAATATCTAACTGAGAAGAAACTAAGTCTAGCTCTAATTTACGCATGGGGTAAACATACCCACAATCTGAACAAGTGGTAGCAGCTTTAGGCACATAAGACTTACATTCTGGACAGCTCTTAACTAGAGCTTCGCCTGTTTTCTTGCGTTTACCTTTTTGATTGGGTGCTATCTGATTGATAGGGCCATGACGTTCAATATTCTTAGCAAAGTCTAAGATCAAACAATCCTTTTTGCCTTCAGCAATACGCATACCCCTTCCCATCATCTGTACATAAAGACCAGGGGATTGAGTTGGTCTAAGCATCACAATCATATCTGTATTGGGAGCATCAAAACCTGTTGTTAAAACATCACAATTAACCAAGGCTCTTATCTCTCCTTTCTTGTAATCGCTTATTAGCTTATCTCTTTCTAGTTGATGGGTGTCTCCCGTTACTACCCTAGAAGTAATATTGTTTGAATTTAGAATGTCGCTGACCATTCTTGCATGGTTGATTCCAGCACAAAATATTAGCCATTGTTTTCTATTAGCACCTTTGGTTAGAACCTCTTGCATGGCTTTGTTGGTTCTGCCGCTATCATTCATCTTGGCTTGTAAGTCTGTTTGAATAAACTCTCCGCCCCTTAAACCTATATCGTCAATCTCGTACTCAGTATCCATACACTTAGTTACCAAAGGAGACAAATAACCATCATCAATTAAACGTATAAAGTTATCTCCGCTTCCAAAATCTACTGCAACGTCATCAAAGATAGATCCCTCGCCCTCAGTTAACATTCCAGAGTTCAGTCGATATGGGGTAGCAGTAAAGCCTATTACTTTTAAATTTGGGTTGCGTTCTTTAAGGGCGACAACGAGAGAACGATACATTCCCTCGCCGTCTTTTGGAACAAGATGAGCTTCATCAATTGTAAGCAAATCGAATAAAGGTAGTTCGCCAACCTTGTTCCAAACTGATTGGAGCTGAGCATATATAATATCGTTGTCTGTATCTCGACTGCCTAAACTATTACCATACAAACCTATATCGCCATATGGCCAAGCATCTTGTAGCTTCTCGTAATTTTGAAAAAGTATTTCTTTGACATGCGAAACAATCAAAGTCTTCTGTTTCTTCTGTTCATTCATATGCAGAACAAAGTCTGCAATTACGTGAGACTTACCAGAACCTGTTGGCATTACGACCAAAGGATTGCCATCTTCAATAGCTATATAGTTCTCTAAGGAATCTAAGGCTTCTTGTTGGTAATCTCTTAACGGCATTTACTTCTTTTTCTTTTTAGGAAAAACTTTCTTTACAACTTTAGATAACTTGCCAGACTTCATAATTCGATCAAGCCTGTTGATTGTTTTAGCTTTTTTATTTTTCATCTTTATTTGCAAAATCAGTTTTAGTTTCTTTACCGCTTGCATATTTAATTTTTTTAAAATGTTCTCCAGCGCCTTTTTGATATTCATACCAAACTATTTTTTTATCATCTTCTTCGGCTTGAAGTTTCTTTCTTTGTTTCTCTACACTTTTTTTATACTGAGTCATTTTCTCTTGATCCCCCTGGTAATTGTTCAACGTCAAACCAACCGCACGGATAATTTACACCTCTCATTTGCCTTGACCTCGATATTTTTTACGCGTCTTGCGTTTGTTAGTGCCAGCGCCTCTGCTTAATCTAGAATCACCAATGGATGTTTTCTTTTTAATACTTTGTATTTTTTCTTTAATCCAATTTTTAGCCATTTTTATTTTCCTGTTTATTGTTTTGTTTTACAGACGCTTCATTATTTTTTTAAGCATGCGCCTTGCTTTTCTATTCAAAGGATTTCCGTTTTCATCAAACATGTCTGACAATGATTCTGCCTTTCTACAAGTGCTTCCACTTTTTGATGCAGTCTTCTGGGTTAGAAACGGACTTTTATTTGCGTCTTGAGCATCACTCATTTTATCTTCTCCTTTTGTAAATTATTTTTTAAATTTCTTATCCTGGTCTTTAATACCGATCTAAGTTTTTGTCGATAGAGTTTCTTATAAAACCATCCAACGGTTAGTATCTGCTGATAGGTAGCAGAGTTCTTTATCCTGTTTGCCAAAGCCGATACAACCATTACGTTTCCTTTAACATAACCTTCGTTGTTATCTATCCGCTCTAAGGTAGGACAGCTCTCGTCATCTTTCCAACCATGTTCTAATTTTATACCCAAGACAGGACACTTCTCTGGAATACTAATATCATCAACAGTTATATTAAAGTCTCTGTTATATAACTCAGATCTATTTCTTGCATGTTGCAGCATCTTACTTAAAAAATATTTTGGGTTGGTTCTTTTGTTAGTGTTGTAACAAACCTTACAGTCCCATCTAAAAGGTGGGGTAGAAGTAATCTCATATCTGTTATTAAAGTATTTAGCTTCTAAAGGCTTAACCTTCTGACATACTCTGCATTTTCTTGTTTTTTTCATTTTGGATTTATTGCTTTTAAGTACAGCTCTTGCCAGAACTTAACTTGATGCTTTAGGTCGTTGTTATCTTTAACTACTTCTTCTAAATTTATTTTGTTGTTGTCGCCTGGAATACAAATACTAAAAAATATTTTGTTTCTATCAACCTCTTGCTCAAACTTATCACGCAATAAGTCTGGCAAACCTTCAGCGTTTGGATCTACATTATCTGCATAAAACGTAGCTCCAACCAAAACCTCTCGCTCTTTCTTTAACTCCTTCATAAGTTTTTATTTATTAGCCAAATAAAGTAAAGCAGGCCGCCTACAGAGTAAGCAGCTATTATTCCCAAAACCCAAAGAAGAAACTCAAGCATTATTTAGACGCTTCTTTATAAGCATGTTCAAAAAGAGCTGGGTGATATTGACGAATGTACTCAACAAACTTACGCAACCTTTCGGTCGATTGCATATCGTTTTGTACATCTGTTGTATGATTGGGAGCTGGTAGTCCTGGCTGTAAAGCCTTCATACCTTCCCTGATAAAATCCATTTCGCTCATTGGCATAATCTTCTCCTGATTAATTGTTTTATTAATTCTATAAAATTTTTGTTGCAAAGTAAACCCCTTAGTTTATACTAAAGGTATATTAATTCTTGGAGAGAACAAATGATAGACGAAAAAACATCGAGTTACATAGACAATACCAGAGAGTATTTACATCAAGCTGTATGTCAAATGATTAAAATATACTTGCAATCAGCAGGCACATTAATAGATAGGCCAGACTCTATAAAGCAACAAATAGAAAACGACAAGAATCGTTTGGTTGATTTAGTCGAGCAAATAGCTGAGCTTGAAAAGAAAAAGGTAGACATACATTAAATGGTTTCCAGAGATTTAAACTTTAAGACTGTTGCGGAAGCTAGGGTTCACATTAATAAATCTAAAATGATTGTTAATCCAAGCAACACGACTATTAAAGAGAAAAGATTTGTTATCGTTGCCGATAATAAAAACGACGAACAAATGCTAAAAAAAGCATTGGTTGGTATGAAGAATGTTAAGTGGATAGATATATTGTTTCAAGAAACAAAGGAGAAGAAGGTATGAGCAAAATAGGTGATTTATTAATTGGTATGCAAGAGGACGCTGAATGCGTTTCGGCTTCTTGCAATTCGTTTGAAAAATTTGTAGAAGAGATGCGTAAGCTGAACATCTTATACACGCCAAGTTTATTAGAAGATTTTTGGGACGGTTACGTTCATTCCCAAGAACCCCCTTGCTAATCGCGAACAGGCAAACACCTGGCTTGTATAAACAATAGAAGTGCAGTTGCAACAGGGTTTATTCATTCCTGTTTCCATAAACTTTGAGATGTAGTTTTGCAACAAGAACATCTCACCTTTTATTATTGGAGATAATATGTTGAAAGCAGACGGATTTAACGAAGCCATTATTGGTATGTGCATGGATATAGCTACAGGTGAGGAACGTCTCATCTACGACGCCAATAAATGCATAGACATGTTGATTAGAGATCACGAAATGTCAGACGAGGAAGCGATAGAATACTTTGAGTTTAACGTTGGCGGATCTTACGTTGGCGGCAGTACCCCTGTCTGGATGTACCCTTACGAAGAATTATAAGTTAAACTTTAGGTATGAAGATACTTAAAATGGAGAAAGGCCCACCAACACTCGAGGAAGGTCGACGCAGACTTGATAGTCTCTTTGAAGATTTTATATCCAGAGGAGCAGACGCAGAGTTTACGGCTTTGTTGATCTTTACTTACGGCGTAACTGAAACTATTAATTACGCAAAGACAGTCGAAGACGGTATATCTAAGATAGATCACATACTTAATTCAGAGTTTGGTATGGAGAAAGAAATTATCTTCACACCTGAGGAAAAAGATCCCGAATAGTTTTGTCAGGCTTTTCTGACAAAAGTACCCCCTTATAGGTCGAAACTGTCTATATTTAGTTAAAAACAGGGTAGTTTTGTCAGAGTGTCAGAAACCTCTGACAAGAGAAAAGGTTATAGCAGTAGGGTTTAGGCGTTTTGTCATATTGTCAGGGTACCCTTAAAATAACCCTACAAATGTACCTAAAAATGAAAAAGAAAAGGGTAGGTAAGATAAAGTATGACAAAACTATATATATAGACATATATATTACTCTGTATACCCTTACTCTATCACGTTTGGAGTTTTGTCAGAGTTTTGTCATAGGCTCTGACAAAAGTAGGAGAAGATATGTATAAATTAACAGAAAAATGCAGCAAGGTTTTGCCCAAGGAAATCGTTGTTTTGCTAGAAAGACCAGATGTAGTAGAATTAGTTAGGTATTTTAACGGACGGCTTATTAGCTATAAGGAGAAAGATGAGCAAGGACGAATCAAGGATAAGAGCAAAGGTGAAAGTTGAGCCTGTATTAGAAGATGCAGAGGATATGCCTGTTGAGTATATGAATCATAACGAGAAGAATCTAACCAAGCGTCAGCGTTTGTTAGTCTGGAATGCAGTCAACGATCCTACTCTTACATTTGCAGAAGCGGCAAAGAAGGCTGGGTTTAAGAATCCAAAAGTTATTAGTCGGTACATGGGGCCTAACGGGAAGTACCAGCATGTGTATCGGGAATACGAAAGACTGATGGGCGAAGCCAAGAAGAAGTTTGAGCTTACGCATGAGGGAGCAGTCGAGGACTTGTATAAGCTAAGAGATGATGCCTGGTCGCAAGGAAACTTTACGGCGGCAATTAACGCCCAGAATTTACTTTTAAAAGTCGGGGGCTTAATTGTCGATCGTCGGGAAGTATTGCATGGGAAGGTAGATCAAATGAGTCGGGGAGAAGTTGAAAGAAGGCTAGCGGATCTACTCGGGAAGCAGGCCATTGAACATAAGTCGGGAGTCGAAATTGCAGACAAGTCGGGGAAGTCGGGATCTGAGGAAATAGAGGTCGGGGAGATTGTTGAAGAGAAAGTTGTTAAGAAAAAAAGTAGGGCTAGACCTTTGCCTAAAGAAGCTGGAGAAGAGGACGAGGATTAGTCCTCATCTTCGGTTTCCTTTATTTCATATCCCAAACAATCATTATCCATTAACTCATTCAGATAATTGTAAACATCTGCATCAGTCGGCTTATCATCAAATTCTAATTCTATAATTACTTTATTCATCTTCGGTTTCCTTAAAAATAGCTGTAGTTTCATCTTCGCAATTATCACAATAAACAAATTTATCTTCGCAACTGCCATTAACATTATTTAATTCATCTGCCCATACTCGCCAAGAAATATTATCTTGCTTACAAACAGAGCAACACATAGTTTTACTCATCTTCGTTCTCCTTTAAATTAATTGTTGATTCAAATACTACTTCTCCATACTCCCAAGTAATATTTTCGTTATCGTCTGGTTCACATCTAATAACTCTTAGATATTTACCCTCATCATCAAGCACAATCTCATACTCTTTGCCTTGATGAGTGAATAAAAAGTTTACGCTTTCTTGATTAGTATCCTGTTTCATCTTCGTTCTCCTTTATTTTTCTGTTAAAAGTTTCTCTAAAATCAAATGCAAGACCTAGTATGAAATCCCAAATTTGATCGGCTGAATGATATTGAAATGGTTCCCAAGCAAAGTCTATAAGATGCTCGTTCAATTCCTCATCCTTCCATTCGTCATATTCATCTGGTAGATGTTGAGATTGAAAATGACCGCTCGCCCATATGATTGATTCTTTTTCTGTTATTAAATTATTCATCTTCGTTCTCCTCGCTTTCTTGCGAACTGTCTAGCACATACAAAAGTATTGCCATAATTAATAATAAAAATTCCATTCATTCTTTCTCTTCGAGAATTACTTTAAAGGTTGCTAAGACCACAGAAGTATCTGTCTCTAAGAATCCTTTATTGTTTCTACTGGTCGAATAAAAAGAAATGTATTGTCGGCCAGATACATCACACGTCCAGAGATTAGCATCTACCAATTCTCCTTCTTCGTTTTCTATATCCGCCCAAGTATCTTGTTGCCATTTATTCATTGTTGCTCTCCTTAACTATATAATCTACTTGAAATATTCCTTCGCTGTCTTTTCCATATTGAGCGAGTATTTGATTTTTGTTTATAAAACCTATTACTAACTTTTCAACATAGTCTCTGGAATGTGTTTCGTAATGGTCGGGGCTGTTTTTGATCTGCCTTAAAGATTGGCCATAGAAATCTTCTTCAAAGTCTTGATAGTCTACAGACGCCATAAACATATATGCGTCTTTGTATTCAGAGTTGTTTATTTTTACCAATAGATTATGGCCGTCATTATCTAGTTCCCCGTCTGAATGACATAAGGATTCTATTTTTAAATCTTCGGTACAATCTATAACAACAGATTTTGCTGTATCTAAATCAAACATACAGAAACCTATTTTATTCTCTATCAATTTTTGTTTTGATATTTGATGAGCTTCATTCATTTATTTTCTCCTTTGATTAACAAAACCAGATACTAACATTAATAATTAATTACTGTCTACTGTTTGTACTAAAAATGTTTTACACAAATTGTTTGCAATTTAGATTTAGTACAGGCATTATTAGAAAGTAATAAATTTATAGGAAATAAAAATTATGAATAAAGATAAAAAGAATGTTGATAGACGACTTGCTAATCTGGAGAAGAAAATGAACCCAGTTGATATAGCAGGTATAGGAGTATCTGACCCTTATCCAAAAATAGATCACGATAAGATAGACGAGCTTTTAGAATGGGTGGGCAAGAACTTAAAGAATGATATTAATATTTATAATGTCTATCTTGAAAAACTGGAAACTTTTACTGGGGCAGAATTACGAGTTTTCAATAAGAGTCTTTTTGACAATCCACCAAAAATAAACTGGGAGCTTTAGAAAATGAATAAAGATAACCAATACCAAGATTTTATAGATGATCACGACAAGTATGTCGATCTAATAAGATTCTTAAAATTAAATAAAATAACTGGCATTAGAAAAGCTGAGAAACATTCACATGAATTACATGGAGTTTTTTTAGAAGGTTGGCCAAAGACTACCTTTAGAGAATACGAGGATACTGTACATAGATATTTCTACAGGAAAAGAAATGATATGGACATATTCTGGCCAAGTGAAAACTTAGATCATCTATCCATTCATTTTAACTTTGGGAGTAAATAATGAGCAACGAATTAGGCATAAAAAAAGAAAACGAATTTTACGCTAAGAGATCAGTTGATATGGGAAGCGTCCATATTGAAATTAACATTACTTATTCAGATAAATTAGCTTGGAGTGGTTCTGTTAATGAATCATTGCCCATTGATTATACGGATAGTCATACAGCACTAGGCCGAAAATTAAACCAAGCAATCGCAGAGTATTTAACAGAATCAGATCAGTATGTTGTATGCGGTATGAATAAAGACGGGAGTTTAAAATGAAATATACATACGACATAACAGTAAGATGCAATAGCAAGGAAGACAGAGATATGGTCTTGGAGATGATAGACAAAGGCACTCTTGATACTTATTTTGATACTGAAACTTTAATAGATAAAGGTATTGTTAAATACAAAGATTCAAATGTATATTTTTCTGAATCTGAAAATGGCTCAACAGTTAGATATTCTGAAGCGGAGATTAACTGATGATATATGTAGTACAAACAGATGATTTTGAGTTTGCGAGTGGAAACAGAGCCTTTGGTAATCTAAAAGATGCTATCGCTTATTTTGATGAAATCAATATTGATGATTCATATACATATGGAGTTATTACAGCAGTTATTAGACAAGGTTTTACTGAGGAGAATTGTTTACCTATTAGCTTAAAAGCATTAAGAACACCAAAGACCAAGAAAGAAATAATTGAATTTTATAACTATTACGCATAGGAGAAAATATGAAATCACTACTTAGAACAATACTAGACGAGTGCGAGAAGCATAAACTGATGTATAGGGCAAATGCTTATGATCTTTTTGATAATGGCGGAGAAGATATGATAGTTCCTTGGGGATATGATTTTGATTCTCTGGCCGATACTTTTAAAGAAATTGAGCTTGATGAGAGACGGGGTAATATTCAGCTACTACCAGCTCATAAAGTTAAAACTCATAAACAACTAATTAAATCTATTAGAAAAAATGCTTTAGCTAATTGTTATGATGAGTATTTGGAACATTTCAAAACTTGCGACGATGAGCAATTAATAAAAGAATTTCCAGAAGAATACTATTGTGGTGATTATTGCATTATATGGACTAATTACGGGGGCAACACTAACACCGATTGTTTTACAGACTATACAGGGCTAGATGACTATTTTAACGTTAGTGAGCTAACTGATAAATGGGAAGATCAAATAATAGATTTTGAGCTGGGGTTGATCTAATGGACGTCGGGAATAAATGTGTTTGTTGCGGTCGGGATACTTCATTCGGGACTGGCCTATTTGTAAACAGAATTCCAGCCGACGCTGATTATGAATCTGAGTATGGCGGGAAAATTGTTTTTAAAGAAGGACAATATCGGGACGGTTATTTATGTCCAGAGTGTTCTGCCCTTCCCTGTGATAGATGTGAAGATATGATAGAGATTGATAATGATATTACCCCTATTGATCTTTACGGCATAGAAGATGCCAGAAGCGAGAAACATTTTTCTGACGGCTCATTTAGAGTGCACTTTAAATGTCTTAATAAACAGGAAAAAAAAGTATTCGACAA